AAGTTCATATTGTAGACTATAAGACCTCAAGTACTATTGGATATAAATACTTTATACAATTATCTGCATATAGATATCTACTATCTAAGATAGGTATCAATGTAGATAAGCTTACTGTATTACAGCTTAATAAATATGATGTTAAGTATAAGCAGTATACTATAGATATCAAGTCTAATATAGATCTAGTAGATAATCTATTTGCTGGATTCATTAATACATTAGACTCTCTTAATATTATTAATGAACTGAGACAACTTAAAGTATCAGATTTTGGAGTGAAATAAAATGAATACATTATTTTTTCTTAAATTAGTAGTAGCATGTGCTATATCAACTATTATATGCGGAATAGTATATAGTTGGATTAGTCACTCTACAGGTGATGATAATAATATATTTGGAACGATAGGTGGATTCTTCCTTGTATGTACATTCGTAGCAATATTTCTTACAGCATGGTCTTGGGTACTAGAATAGAGGTATAGTATGAATACATTAAATATCCTTAAACAAATTATAGCTCCAGAGTTTGGTACTATGAGTCTATTTGCTTGTCTTGGAGCTCTATTAATAATGCTTGATTTGGAGAAACTATCTAAATTCTGTTTTATAGTATCATTAGTATTTCTTTTTATAATGGTATTAACAGCTATTGGTTATATGTGGGTGGAGGCTCTTAGTAATGGTATCTTATAAAGTAGCAGTATTGTTTCTAATATTAACAGTAATTAATTCTTGCATTCTAATTAACTACTATGGTGAAGAGAATAATCTATCTAATATGACCAAACGTGTATTAATTGTATTGGAAGATTTAAATCCTATATTGTTTGGTATATTCTTATTAGGAGTATTAGCTACAATCTGTCAATTATTTGGATGGGTGTGATAAAATATGTTTAACCAAAGCTTAGATTCATTTAATATCCCTGAGCTACAGAAGATTCTATTAGAATATAAACAACTTTCTCATGAACTTGTCTCATGTCCTGTCTTAAAACGATTATATGTAAAATATAAAATTTATAAATTTAAGAGGCATATAGTTAACTATATTAAGACAGCCGAACTATATGATCTAATATCTGGTGTTGTAGCTATACAGTTAACTAATCCAATGAAATATGAAGATCATTCTAGTCTTCCTTATTATAGTATTATACGTGAAAATAACAGTGAATACGTTATATTTAACGTAGATGATATAACTGAGCAATTATCAATTAGTGCTGGACCTGCTCATCATATTCTTCTTAATAGAGAGATAGATGCTAAAGTTACATATACAGTCGTTTTAGGACCATCTTATAATAAAGTGAGTGAGTTTAATATTAATAGATATAATGATGATTTTGATTTTGAGCATTTTGGACATCCTTCAACAGATCCTAAATTGAATACAGATAGAATGCTTAGAGATTGTATATTAAAGTTTATGCAATGGGTAATAGAAAAATAGGTTATATATTATTAACGTGATAGGATATTTGATCCTATCACGTATATATTTTATAAAGGAGATTGATAAAAATGAAAGAACTAAAGAAACTTACAAAAAGAGAATTAACTAGAATTAGAGCTATACAACAAATATCACATCATATAGCTCATATGGTTAATATCATTTTAAGAAATTATCCTAATAATGAACGTTATAGAGGAAGAAATCAATTACGACTCGTATTGGATAATATTGACAGAAGATTAGAAATATGTGAGCTTAAATTAAATCATAATGGTGGAGCTATCGTAGGATTTTATAATTCTCTACCACTATATATGGATAAAAGCATTGGTCATATTAGAATTCATTATACTAATGAAACTAAAAGTGAATTAGCATTTCGTAACATGGAAGATTATAATTTAAGATATGCGATTAGACTACTAAACAAGGCACGTAATCGTTTAATCAATATTTATGAATTCAATAAGAAAGATCTTCCTAGATGTGAATATGATCAATATGAATTAGTATATAAAGATGGTAATATTAATTATATGGCATCTGGATATGCTGAGCAAAAATATAAGAAGTATAAATATATTCATGATCATTTAAAAGGCAGTCCAAAATTACGATTATTTAATCCAAATTTTAGATTTGAAGAAGGTATTATGAAGTATAATAATGGTGATAAAGATGTATTCTATGTAGATACCAAAGAGAAGTTAATAGTTGCGTTATATAATCCTTATACACCATGTCATGAATATACACATAGACCAAAAGAGTTAAATAAAATTATTAGATATATTAATAAGTTAATCGATGGAGGTATTGAGTAATGGGAGACTTAGTAAGAACAGTTGAAGGTGGTCCTTTATTTATTTTAAGAGCTAATATTATTAGAAGTATAATAACAGATGTGTATGCTCTAGCTGAAACTATAGAATGGAAATTAAGATATATTCAGCCAGATCGTAGACGAGCTGAGAAAAATACTTATAAGACTAAGAATATGGATATAACTTTATGTCAATTAAAAGCTAATGATGGTATCAGATTGCATATGAAATTTGGTAAGGGTGATGACTTATATAATGAAGTATTTTTTACTATTGATAAAGATGGAGATTATAGTATAAGTATAGAATCTGCTGAAATCAATAATCTAATAATGACTCATGCTGATATATTAGAACTATTGTTAGATCTTACTAATAATAGAAACTATACATTCTTGAGAGCTTTACTTCCAGAAGAGCATGCTATCATAATTGATAATAAACCAATCATTACATGTATAAGGAGTAATAGAGATACTGATAAAATGTATTATAAATTAAAGCGAGACAAAACTAGATATGTATATGAAGATACCAAATATGATGCAGTTGTATGTCTAGATTTAAAAGCTGCTCATGTTAGTGATGGTTTCCTATTAAAATAGTTGATGGAGGTATTGAGTAATGAAAGAATTAAAGATGACAGTTGAAGAAGCTTCGATATTTATTATAAAAGCTAGTATTATTAGAGATATTATAAAGGATGTATATGCTCTTGCTAAAACTATTGAATGGGAATTAAGACATACTCCTGCATCTTTCAGAAGAGCTAAAAAAAGATTCATATAAGACTAAAGAAATGGAAGTAAAATTATGTGAGCTTAAATTTCAAAAAGGTATTAGAATGCATATACAATTTGGGGACGATGATTATATACGTAATAAGTTATTTCTAATTATTGATAAAGATGGTGATTACAGTATAGATATACTTGCAAATAGTGTTAATAGTTTAATAGATACTCGTGATGATATATTAGAATTATTATTAGATCTTATTCATAATAGGCACTATACTTATATAAAACCTGTTATTACAGAAGAGCACGCTATTATGCATTATGGTGATTCAATACTTAATTCTATTGGATGCAATAAATTCTCAGATATAAATTATAATCGACTAAAATGTAATAACCCCAAATATGTCTGTGAAGATAAAGAAATGGGTGCAATTATATACCCAGATTTAAAAGCAGCTTATGTTGAAGAAAGTAAGGTTTTCATAGGGGAGGATTTAAAATGATAGTAAAAACCAAATATTTACCAGATTCCGATTTGGTTAGACTACAAAGTATTTGTGCTATATCTCAAGATATAGCATATATCTGTAATAAGGTTATAAGACCAGCTGAACCAGATGAACGTAAGAAAATAAAAGAACGAATTCGTGATATCATGGTTCTTTTAAATTGCAATTTTCGTATTGGTAAAATCCGTCTTGGGGTAAAAGATTCAATTCAGATTCATATGGATCAATTCCGTAAGAAATATGAACTAGAAGAATATCCAAGATTGTATATTAGATACTCCAATGTATTTAAAACAGTAGATGTATCTCTATCTGGTATTAGAATGACTAAACTTCTTTCAATCATTAAAGAGTTAACTAGTCTAAAAGATGCATTGATTAAAGAATTTGATTTTGATAAATCTGAGCTTGGTAATTATAAACAATTACCAGCAAAGATTATTAAAGATGAACTTGGAAGAATTATTAAATATACACATGGCGGTAATATAGTCCAAGATATGTATGATAAGTATTGGTTCATCTATACTAACTTCATTGATCATCAAGGACTTGATAGAGAGTTATCAAGATTCATTATTTTGAATAGAGAAACTAAATCTATTGAGATTAGAACAGGTAAAGATGATTGGGGTTATGTATCTCCAATAGCTAAGATTATAGTTGGTAGTGAAAAAGTAAATACTCCAAAAGATATGCTACCAAGTAACCAATTCTTAAATGGAGTTATTAAAGCAATTAGAGCAAAATATCCAAGATAATAATATGCCGATGGATTACTATGATCCATCGGCTTTATTTTTTTATTAATCAAAAGACATTCCTATAAACAAAGGAGGAAATGTGATGAATACCTTAATGAATCTGATCAATCAGTTTAAGCAGAAAAATATATATAATATCTGTTATCAATATACTAAGTTAGACAAAGATATTGCAGTCAGTGAATATGTAGAACGTCAAATAGATGGTACATTACCTGAGAATGCTACTGATAGTAAATACTATCTTAGAAGTCAAGATTATATATTTCCAGTTAAGACATCAAATGAATTAACTTGGTTATGTGGTCTATTATTCTTATTTGATACAAAGAATCTATTAGATCTTTTTAATGAGCTGATATCAATTAATGATCCATTTATATTAATATTAAATGGATCTACTTATATTGATAATGATAAGCTTCTAGCATGGGTTATTGATAATGGTAGGTTTAATATATATTATCAAGGGAATACTCAAAAAATTAATCTAAAGAAACCATCCAATAAGTCTTATAATAAGGATGCTATAGTTATGGCTATTGGTCATTTTATATATATTAACGTATTACAAGGTAGGTTATAATGGATAAGACATATACAGAGTTATTACAAGAGACTCTATCTAAGATCTATGAATTAAAAGATCTAAATAATAGAGATCGTGGTAAAGCTCTAACTATATTTATTGGTGAAAGATTGAATAGAGAGTTATTATTAAGCTCTATGAATATATTCAATCTATATAAAGAGATAGTTAATTTAGATGATGTATCTTTATTGAATGATCTAAGAAAGACTCCATGGTATAAAGATTGGTTTATTGACGATAAAAGAAATTCTGATTTGATAGATCTTTCTAAATTCAACTTTAGATCTTTAGAGCGATTTGAAAAAGAATCATATCTTAAAGATGTAGAGCATTATGACTTTAAGAAAGTTATTGAAGTGGATTCATATAGTTTATATGATGCTTTAGCTGAAGAAAATGGTGTAGATCTATTTAAACTAGCCGCTGAGAATATCTTAATCAATCATGGGTTCTTTAATAATACTGATTATAATTTATATGATATTCCAGATAAATATATGGAAGATATAGAGGTAAGTCTATATATGTGTTTATTGAATTCTGGTAATATGGATTTCATGGATAATAAAACATTTAAAAGTACTGAATTATTTTATATAGTTAAAAATAATATATGTGGTACTATATTCTTTACATTATTTGATCGTATGAATGAAGATACTAGAACTCGAGCTAGGTAAACATTATTTTGGTTACATATTATTTAGGTGATATCGAGGAATCGATATCCATCTATCAATCCCTGGATAGATGACACACTCCTATAGTGTATGGTCTTGGCGGACCCTCTCAAAAAATACACTAACAAAACTCATATAACAAACAAACACAACACACATGAAAACCTTTTAAAGAGTTCTCATCTCTCTCTTAACTTACAAATGCGAATACGTAAGCGTGAGAACTCCGCATTATAAACTATATCATCAATATGAACGTAAATCTGTCCGCCAAGACCTTACACTCCCTTATTTTATTTTTTCTTAGAAAGGAGATCAACAGTTATGAAATTGATCAATCCAAACAAACTTTATTCTCGCTATGCTAACGGTATTTTGGAATTAGCAAAGAAAGTGGCGGGAAATGAAATCACCATTGGCAATTATAAAGCAGGTGCTAATGGACAAGAAATGACATTCTCTCATGTAGCTAATACTCATAATGGACTTATATTATTTAAGTTTGTTGGTAATTACTGTGCAGTAGAGATTGTAGCGATATTGGATTCTAATGATGTAATCTTTAATATCAAATCCAATTCTATTATTACCTTTGAATCATATCAAGCATTAAATCTAATCTTAAATATGATGCTTGATGATTTAGGTATTGATTATAAACCAGCAACTGAAGGAAGTGTAGCTAAATTACTACGTTCCACATATGATCAGTTTACTGTAATCAAATCAGAGAAACGATTCTCTGGAGATCTATTATATAAGAGATTAAAAGCTATTGCTAAATATCTTAAATCAAATGGAGATCCTAAAGCAATTAGTACTGATAATGCATGGGTAGATACTAATGAAACAGTTATCAAGATCAATGCAAAATATAGTACTTATATTACATATGATACTCTAAAGAATATCATTGTAGTAAACTCAGCATATAGCTTGAGTAATACTGTAGCTATTAGTGATGAGTTTGACTTAATCGGAATTGTTAAGAAAATCCCTAAGGAGTCAAACTAATGGAAAAGAAACAGACAAAGCTAGTAGATATAATAAAGATATTACATAAACCTGAATTGCAATCAATTGGTCCTCTTATTAGAAAGATAGTTGATATCAATTCAAGAGTTAATGGTTTATATAATAATTCTCAAATCATGTTAGAAATATTCAACTGCATTTACTACGGAGAATATACTATCCATAAAGGAGTATATCAAAGTATTAATGTAGTTACTTACCATGATAGAATTGAGGATATATTCTTAAAAGTAGTTGTTTCTGATAAGACAGAAGAATGTAGTCTATTATTACGTAAAGATGATATAGATAAAAGTATGTCTATATTAGATACTGTTGATAGGTTGATAGATCATGCAGATAAACTACTTAATGATTTTGATCTATACACTGAACGAATCTTTAATGATGAGTATACAACCATTAATACATTCGATGATAGTGATAGAGAAGAATTATTAGATTCTACAACTCCAAGCATTTTAACAGCATTTGGATCTTATCTTGATGCAGAGAAAGATATTGAAGCAGGTACTAGTATGAATCATATTGATGTATCTGACGGTAGCTCTCTAACTTGTATAGGATTAGTTGATGTTGTTGAAAGTGAAGTTAAGATAGATATAGATTATGCAGAGGTAGAGTATGTACTTACTTATCGTAAGAATAATAAACTATTTCTTGCACGTATAGCTACAGATACTGAAATGAAGTTTAGAGGGTTAGTTGGAATGGGTCTTGATGAAGATAGATTCCTTCCATTACCTCATGAAACTCAAGTAGCTATGTTTAGAGAAGCAATTAGCTTAGTTGTTTTATACGTTCATTCAATGGATGTATATAGACATGAAGCTATTAATATTAATAAGCTCAGTTAGGAGGAACTCATGACAGAAGAGCAAGCAAAAGAAATATATCTAGATCTCATGGATATCCTAGCTATTACAGCTATGAATCAATCTAATGAAGATTTTGATTTCAAAGAATACCTTAGCCAAAGAGGCTATGATATTTGATGGAGGATACAATGGATAATATTTTCTTTGATAAAGTAACGGAACCAGCACCTAGCTGGTTCCTTCCTAGATGGATATATAATTATAAGCTAGGAAAGTATTATAAAGAATTGATGCATACTTCTCCATCTTATGATATGATGCGAGAGATGGCAGCATTCATTAAAATAGCGGAGATATCATTCTTCTTCCATAATACTAAGGATATGAAAGATGGTCTTCCTATAACATATTCAAAGTCTGGATTCATTTATATTGAATTTAGTCTTAATGAAACCAGTCATTGTACTATTGGTTTAAATCAAGATAAACCAATCATTACAATTTCTATTAAGAATACTATCACTAATGAGATAGTTTCTAGCAACAAATTTAGAGATCGTGAGTTAGAAATTACTAATAAGATCGATGAGTATCTATTCATTAATCTTATCAATAAACTCATGAGCTCATTTATTAATCTAATGAAGTATTGTAAGGAGATATAACCGATGGCAGGTAAAAGCTACAATATAAGTTTCAAACAATTACGTATGGCAATTAATTTAATCAAAGATCATGTAGATGTCTTTGATGATCAATATCGTTGTTATCATGAAGAACGAGAAGAAGTATTTGATAATAGAGTACTAGGTTTCGATCTTCTTAAACCAGAATATAAGATGATTATACCAGTAAGATTTGGTACAGTATCTTATGTATATAACTATGATAGTGGTGAAGTTACAGATATTACTATCAGTACAGTAAAGGGTGTATCTGATCCAGACTTAATTGTATCTGAGTTATTTGAAAAGGTAGCATGCAATGGATATATACTTTCAGATAAAGCAGATGATAATGATATTATTGTTGATACAGGTCATGTGGTTCGTTGTATTAAAATCAATGAACTAAAACCTATGTATAGAAGATTCATGAATACTGATTCATTAGAATCTCTAGATAATCTTATCAATAAATCCAATACTGAACGAATTACATTCAATGATAATGATGTGGCTCGTGTAGTATTAACAAATGATCTTGGACGTATCGAAAAGTCTAATAAATATCAAGCTATTAGATATCGATATGCTAGTACAGATAGCAAAGATCCAAGTGAAATTAATGACAATAACTTCTTTAAATGCTTCTGTATGATAATGCATAAATAAATCATACTCCCAAGGGATTTCGGTCCCTTGGGAAATTTATTTTTTTATTAACCGTCTAACAGTTTAATAAATAAAAGTAAGGTCCTTCAAGGATCCTTACAGGTTCTTTTCTTTCATCGAGGTAATTATGAAAGACAATATTCTAATGGAAGCACATATATCAGATATCCATTTCGGGGTATTTGATCCAGCAAAGCAATATGAGATTCTTAAGAATCAATTTATAGATAGAATCAAGTTGTTAGACTTAGACTTGATATCAATTAATGGTGATTTATTCCACCATAAGTTTATGAGTAACTCCGATGCAGTTATGTATGCATTGAAGTTTGTAGATGAATTAGTTCAAGTATGTAGAACTAAACAATGTACTTTATTTATATTACATGGTACACCATCTCATGATGCTAATCAAACTAAACTATTTTATAGATATATGAATGATCCATCAGTAGATGTACGTGTAATTGAAACTATAAAATTTGAATATGTAAAACAAAAACGTATCCTATGTATACCTGAAGTGCCGGGAATGGGAAGGGAGTTTTACGAGAATATCCTCTATAATAACTACTATGATGCAGTATGCATGCATGGTACAATTAGAGGTGCTATATATGGAAAAGATAAAATTGACTTAGATGCACCGAGTCCTGTATTTGGAATGGATAATTTCAAGTATTCTATGGGACCAGTCATCGCAGGTCATGTCCACGTCCAAGGTTGTTATGAAAAAGACTTCTATTACTGTGGTTCACCATATAGATGGTGCTATGGAGAAGAGCAACCTAAGGGATATTTAATTCTATTACATAATATAACTACGAGACAGTATTACGTTCACTTTGAAGAGATACAGTCTTATAGATATGATACAATAAACTTTGATGAGATGATTAAAGACGATCCACAAAAGATTATTGAATTCATTAAACAACGTCAAGCTCAAGGGGTAAATAATATCCGTATGGAGTTTACTTTAGAGCATGAAAACATTAATATCTTGAAATCATTTTATAGAAACAACCCAACAATATCTATAAAATGTGATTATAAGAATGATATAATCAGACGACAGTCTCAAGAGGTGCTTGAGCAATGTAAAGAGTTTGATTATATTACTGACAAGAGCCTTACAGAATTTGATATTCTAAGTAGATATATAAATGACAGTAAGGGTTATACTTACATCACTCCAGAAGAATTGATTGAATTATTAAAGGAGTGATTATTATGTAAAGTGAGGATTGAAGATGGCTAAGAAAGATATAGGTAGTGGATTCTCATTACCACTATCAACTATAATCTTATATGCAAATTATATCTTAAAGACCATACATACATCCAACAGAGGTGTATTGACAGATCTAAGGGAACTATTAACAATGATAGACCCTGGTAAGAATTTTAGTGTAGAGCAAGTTCGTGAAAGAAATTCTTACTTCTTCTTAAAACAATTATTAGATGCTAGACTTAAAGGATATGAGAATAGAGATATCCTTATGGAAGCAGCATTGAATGGGTTAGATGTAAAGAATATCTTCCCATTACGTAAACTAGAAGAACCTTTAGGTTCTAATGAATTGGCATTTATAGAGCAAAATATTGGGAATAATAGAAACTCATTCTATACTCAATCTATAATGTCTACAATGTACACTCAGTATAGTGATTTTGCTATAGCTAATGAAACGGAAAAGTTCAAAATCCTAAAAGATGTACAAAAGCAAATCGTAGATGTTAATCGTAAGATTAAAGAAAACGTATGCGTAAGTAGTGTCTCTGAATCATTATCTCTATCTAATGATGAACAGTTTGAAGCTACAGTAGCTCATATGTATAATCGTGCTATTGACGGTTCTACAAAACTTAAGACTGGCATTCAAGCAATCAATAGATCCTTGAATGGTGGTTTTGAAAATGATCGGTGTTATATTTATCTAGGCTTACCAGGTGAAGGTAAATCTAGTACACTATTGAATCTAACACTTCAAATCAAAGGTAATAATAAAGATATTGTTACGAAAGATCCAACTAAACGTCCAACTATATTATTCTTAACGATGGAAAATACTTTGAACGAAACGTTGGAACGTGTATTCAGTATCTTAGTATCTGATGATGATATTAGTGAATTTGGTGGTCATAAGGAAATCATGCAACTACTTAGACAAAATGGTCTAGGTGTATCTAATGATTCTCCTATTGATATTGAATTCAGATATGTACCAAGTAACTCTGTGGATACAGATTACTTATATACAATCTACGATGAAATGTCTGCTAATGGACAAGAAGTCGTTTGTTTAGTACAAGACTATATTAAACGTATTAGACCACGTGACTTTAAACTCATGGGTGGTGATATGCGTATAGCTCTTGGTGCAGTAGTAGATGAATTTAAAGAATTTGCTGTTGCTAAACATATTCCAGTTATCACTGCATCTCAGTTAAACCGTGATGCGGCTAAGATAATTGACGAAGGTCGTAAATCTAGTGAAGCAGATTTAGTACGTAAAGTAGGTCGTGCAAACATTGGTGAATCTACTTTGATTACAGAAAATGCTGACTCTGCATTCATCTTAGTACCAGAAGATGGAGCTGATGGTAGAAAGTATCTTGGTATGGCAAATGCTAAGAAACGTTTTAAAACACAATCATCTCAATTCTTCTATTTACCTTACTCTAAAGAGAGACCTTTAGAACTCTTACAGGATATTCATTTAGCTGAACCATTATCTAAGTTATCATTGAATGAGCTTAAGACTGCTACTAATGAAAATAATAATGGTAGTTGGAGTGCATTATTAGGTAATGAGAAATCTAAACCTGTAGAGATTAAAGAATCAG